GTTCTTTAGAAAGTAAATGTGCATGAAGTCTTTTAAAGATGGAATCTTCAGATAAAAGTCCAACTTTCTGTCCCAAATCTTCATTAAACACGCATTTACGTTTCAAAAAGTCCACATCCTTTTCCGCCATATAATGTGTAGGTGTGGATTCTTTATCTGGCATGGTGAATTTCATGTCATGTTCAGCTAACCATTCAGCATATGTAATATGGGTAAATTTCCCACATGACTCTGATACAGTTCCTATAACATCATCTCCATATGTCAAAAACGCACAATTTTCCTTAAAATCCTTATTAGGATAAATAGTGAAAAAGCAACTTCTTAACAAAAGAGAATTGACTAAGGAATTGATAATAACCGTAAGGTTTTGTCCAAAAGGATTAGTACCAAACAATTGAATTAAATCACCATTATAAGCCATTACAGGGTATACAACTTCATGCACAACCATTTTCATTAAATGAATGTCGTCAGTCGTATATCCTTCACATTTCTCTGCAATATCAATTAAAATATCAAATGCAGCAATTGTGACTTGAGCAGGCATACGCACATCGTATTTGCTGTAATCTCCAGCAAGTACTCTGTCTTTACCTTTACTCATAGCGGCTTCCCAGAGTTCATCCCATTCCAACCCTTCTGCATTTACACCAACAGCGCATTCATAAAGGATTGGATTCATTTGAATAATTCGAACAATTGGAAGGAAATACATCCTAATTAAAAGCTGTAAGACAAGTGGAGCACTTTGAAATACTCTAACTTTGTCTTTAGTCAACTTTGTAGGTTCATCCTTCAAGCATGACTTCCAAATCATGTAACATCTTTTGCCTTCACGCAAAACGGCAACAATCTTTTCGAATTCTACCCATACTTCGGGGACAAAAGTACGGGGTTTACCAACTTCCGGATACCCTTCAGGATCTAAATCAACTAAAAGTGGATGTTTTGAACCTGAAAGAGGAAAACCAGGTGACGAGGAAAAATTCATAGCGTCTATAAATTTAACACCAATTAAACCACAAACAGTGGCAACCCTCGACAATGGTTTTGCTCTAAAGAGTTCTGGAATCTTTTGTTTTAGACCTGTAGTCAATTCTTTCATAGATCTGACGGATCTTGACAAAACACTCCCAATTGGTAAACTAGGGACAGATGCGTGAACAAGTGTGGCTTGATAAGGATATCTTCCTTTACCTTTCATTTTTGGAGGTCCCCATTTCTGAGGGACTCCAAAAACTTTTTCTACAGCATTGGACATCATTGTAGGTGATACATTGCTGTGAGGTGTAGCCTTTCCACTTGTTTTTCCGTATACATCAATACATGCTCCTTCTGTTAAGAAACGTGTCGCACTCTTCGGGTGAATTTCTGCTCCTTCAAAGATGGATTTCCCAAATGTTTCAGTAGGAAAATCACCCATATTTGGGAGTAAATCTCCGCATGATGCAGAGAGTACAACACCATCAACAGTAGAGAGTTCTCCAATGGCATGATTAACTTGGTCAACTGTGAGTGTACCACAACCACCAAGCTTACCTTTGCCTCCAAGGTGAAAGCCTAAAATGACTGATCCCTTGGCGTCACTAATGACAGGAGACATACACATTCCAGCTTGTGTTTCAATAGGGAGATCATAATAACTCCCCATAAAAGTCGTCTGGGTATGTGCAACTCTACTACTGCCTTTAAATAACATTGGAATAGCTCGTATTGATGAATCCATTATCTCGCGAGTAACCAATTTAGCAGGAGTCCTTTTAAGAACATTTCCTTCAGGCAAGAATTTACGAAAATCCTTCATTGATCCCCCACTTGTTACAAAACAAAGTGAGAAATCAGTTAAAGGAATATCAACTCTAAAAGCCTGAGATATTTTATCTTTAAAGTAACTACCTACTTTTCCTGGTTCAGTCTTATAACACCTAATACTAATGTCACGTTCTCCATGTTCTTTAAGAAAATGAGTTGGAACTAACATGAAGTTAGATGTTATGTAAAACCCGAGAGTAGTCTTATTCTTGTCAGAAACCACTCCTAACAAATTTGTTCTCATAGATGAGGCCAAATTGTCAGAAGTAGTAGTCTTCGAAGGTTCAGACATTGGTAAAGGAACGGTTTCGGTAATTAACCAGGGATTAACCTTATCGTTACGTTCATCAACTTCACCAATATTCTCAGGATTTAGACCTGTTTGAGTCTCGAGTTGTGTATATCTCGATCTCATTGTCGCAAGAATAATTCCTATAGCTCCTAAGCCAATAATAGCGTATTTAAATTGCCACTGTTGAGTAAAAGTGCTAACTACATCTTTTAATTCTAGAATTCTGTTACGAACCATATTCTTATAAGTTTGAATAGTTGCACAGGTATACCAATAACAAGCAAAAACGGTTAAGGATAACCACAATAGTGACATTGTAGGAATGGCAAACATAAACGCTACCATACAAAATACAAAGAAGCTATTTCCAAATATGAGCGATCGCTTAATATCCTCCTTCCAAAATAAAAGACCAAATTTTAGAACCTTCGGATGGCAAATCCAACTTTCAGGTATGAAATCTAGTTTTTCCCAACGCATGCAAATAGCATTGGTATGTAATATGGAGGCAGTCTTAGCGTGCTCATATTGCCTTTGTAAATCTTCCGCACGTCGATGGAAGAATCCACGAGTAACACCACTATAATATTCCCATTCACCAGCATGAGGCTCCAAAATTGGAGTATCATCTTTGTGGTGAGCTTCACAACGAATGCAGTAATTTACACTACAGCGTTCATCTGCTTTGGGAAGATAAGTAACATTCTCATTTCTACAAAGGACTGGTTCCAACACCGATGCACAATTACAATACAACATAGAACATTTCTCACATTTAGTGGGAATTGCTTCCTGATTTGCCAAATATTGACCCTCTTCAGTGAAATGTTGTTTGGATTGAATTTGCACCCACCTCAAATACTCACGAACAGAGACCCTAACCAGCTTT